AGCGGTCATTAGCGGCCATATCAGCCGCTGCCTCGCGTAGGTACAGGATGGTCTGCAACGCGTTGACCAGCTGGAACACGCGCAGCTTCTTTGGGCTCGCCTTCATGCTGTCGCCCGCTGCATAGGCCTTAGCGAGCCAGATAGAAGCGTGCCGCAGGTCGCCCGTTCTGAGATTCATGGCGCACCAGGCCAGGTAGCCAGCGACGCAGCGTTGCTTGCTTGTGAGCGTGTCGAGCGACATCACCAAATCCCCCGGTCGAAGCGCATGTCTGCGAGCAGATTGTTGAGAACGATACGCATGAGACGCACGCGTGCTTCGAACGGACACCCGCTGATAACGTGCCCCTCGCATCCACGGTCGGACGTGGCGTCAAACGAGGCGTCGAGAGCGAGCTGCGCGAGCTCGATCCAGCCCATACGCATGTTGATCACGGCAAGCGCAAGGTGTCGGCACTGGGTCCGCTGGTAGGAGTTGAGCTTGTGGGCGCTCATGGCGACACCTTGCCCTGCGCAGCGCGCCAGTCAGTCGGGTCTTCACCAGCGCGCCATGCGTCATGGAGTGCCAGCGCAAGGTCGACCGCCACAAGGTAGTCGCCTCGCACGCCAGCGGCCGCAAGCCACTCTGCGAACGTCAGACCCTCACGATTGAGGCGCTGTGGGATGTTGTAGGTACTCATGCCCACACCTTGCCCGCGTCGAGCAGTTCGATCTCGCGCTGGTAGCGCATGGCGTTGTCGTTGTGCCTGTCGATGTTGTCGAGCATGCCGGGCAGGGCAGCGGCCAGGATGCGGTAGCAGCCGCCTTCAGCCTTGCGGGCAGCCACAGCGGCCTCGCGGCGAGCCATCTCGATGCGAGCGGTAGCGGCGAGCGTCAGAGCGGTGTCGCGGCGAACCATGAGGCGGTTGCGCTGGACCTTGAGAGCGTTGTCGCGAGCGGTTGTCATCGTGTGTGCCTTCCGTGTGGTGCCGACCGTCAGGGCCGACCGTGTGAGTGAGAGTGACGAACCATGCCGTAGCAAGCTGAGTGCCAAGGCTAGAGATCGAGCCGAGCAGGGCAGAACCCGAGCGATTGCGGCACGTTAGCGAGACCGGTCATCTGCGGCCAAAGCGCACTGAGCCAGGCCTGTCACACCGGTCATCTGTGGCCAATCGCCTAACCCTGCGGAATCGCATGCTGTTCGAGAGCAGGCCCCGAGCTGTGCCAGTCTTGGCGCACTGGCTACCGCGCTAGCCACCACACCCTGAGGGGGGAGAGGAGAGCGAGGGAGCAGCAGTGTGAACCTGAGCAACACTCCCCATCTGGGTCTGTGCCGCTCCTTCACATGCCCTATCTGGGTGGCTGTCACACTAGCCAGTAACATGTGACATGTAACACTGTGACGTCACAATCAACTGGCGGGGGTATCTTGCGTGATTGAGCAAGATTGGGGACCCCGACGAAGGAGCCCTCACACTTACTCACCACCCTTCTGGGGTCTGGTCTGCTCGTCTCCGGCGCTAGGCCGGTCCACAGAACAAGAGGTGCTTTCTGGGCTTAGTTACCCCTCTAGGGACTACCGTCTCTTTTCGCGCACTTACGGGGACCCCAAGCCGGATAAAACTACCAGCGTATTATTGACTGTGGCACAGTGCCTACATGGGAGAGATGCCGAGAGCCAAGAGAACCCCTGACGAGGACTACGCCGCGTTCCGTGCCCAGTCGCGCTCTGACGGCACCCACCTGGTATGGCGTGGGACCATCGACGAGCGTGGTCGTCCGCTGTTCCAGGCAGAGGGGCAGAGCTGGGATGCTCGGCGTCTCGCCTGGTGCCACGAGAACGGCTTCCTGCAGAAGGGCCAGGGGGTAGAGCAGACCTGCGGCTATGAGGGCGCCTGTGTCGACCCTCGGCACCTACGGCCTCGTGTCAGGACCAGGTTAGAACCCGGCTGCTAGGGGTAGGCTTGTTTGGGAGCAGGGGTAGGGAACCCAGTGGTCTACTTCCCCAGCTTCAGGGTCCCTTTGGCTTGCTCGTGCTCTTCCAGGAGCCTTAGTCCTGCTCGGATCACCTCGCTGACAGTGCCGTAGCGGCCTGCCGCGACCTGGGCGGCTGCGAAGCGCATGAAGTGCTCGCCGATGACGACGCTCGTGGTCTTCTGCATGGTCCTACTTCCCCAGCTTCTCGAGCTCTTGCTCTGTGATGCCCAGCGGTGGCAGGACGTCCTGCCACTCGCCGCTGCGCAGTCTGTCTAGGCGGTCCGTGGGGCCGCCTGCCTCGTACTGCCAGAGCTTGCCGTGCTCGTCGGTGCCGACCAGCACCAGGCCGATCTCGCCCTCCATGCGGAACCAGTAGAAACCGGGCCGCGTCGGCGGCAGGGCTGACCACGGGGTCATTGCTTCCCCGCTCTGCGCACGAGCTCGTCGATGGCATCTAACGCCGCGCCGAGCCCGATCTGGCTCTCCAGGCCCCTTCGGATGACCTTCGCCAGCTCCTCGTTCGTTGCCGGCTTGGGGAAGCGCTTGCGGATGATGGCTCCCAGTGAGATGACGAACGCAACGTGCCGGGAGGGGCCATCCTTCTCCAGCCCAACAATCCACTGCTCGGCCGCCTCGAGCGTCGCCCGCTCGTCCTCGTCCAGCTCGTCTACCGTGACCTTCATGTTATGCTCCTCGAGCCTCGTCGGCTCTGATCGAGTTGGTGCCTAGACATCGCTGACTCCAGGTTGTTCAGTCAGAGTCGATCAGGCCCCTTTTCTGGCCTTGCGATGCGCCTTCTTCTTCCGGCGCACCTCCACGGCCTTGTTCCGGCGCATGCGTTGCTCATCTCGACGCTTGGCGTCTGCCTTGAGCCATTCGTACTCTGCGGGGCTCACCACGATCTCGTTCATGTTGCACGCTGGGCAGAAGGTCTCGTCGTCATCGGCGGGCGCCGTGTCGATCGCGTCGGGCATCAGGTCGTCGTCTGACAGCACCTTCAGCTCGGGGTAGTACTTGCCAGCCACCGTCCAGCCGGCCGGCACGGTCAGCCAGGCTGCGCAGTCGCTGTAGCAAGACTCGCCCCCGAACGTCTCCACGTTGAAGCCGCACTTGTCGCAGGTGAGCCTGGCGATCCCGTACTTGACGCTCATGGCCTGCTCAACCTGACGACGGAGCTGCTGAGGAACACGATGCTCACGGAGTTGAGCACGACGCCGCACAGCAGGGCGTATTCGATGACTGTCATGGCTTCTCTCCCGGTCCGTAGCCCGGTGGCGGTCCTGGGTCGTGTCCCAGGCGCTGACAGACCAGCGCGTAGGACGCGTAGTCGGTCTCCACGTTCTTCTCGTTGGGAAGGTCCACGTAGAACCTGCGCATGGTCGGCGGCTGCCAAGGCTTCATGGTGCGCTCCTCAGCTTCTTGATGACTGCCAGCAGGCGCTTGCGAAAGACCATGTCCTCGCAGTGCTGCTGGTAGCCGGCCTGGTGGCCGTCCCAGTAGTCGCCGTCGGCGAGCGGAGGCGGCACCTCGGCCTCGAGCAGCTCGAGGATGCGTTTGTGCTCGCGCCTGACAGCCTCTCCCACGCCCCTCTCCACTTCGTCCTGCCAGTCGTATCTCATAGCGGCTTCTCCCCTAGTTCGACTGCCAGCCTCGAGAACTTGCGCACCTCGAGCGCAGGCGCCTCGCGAAACGAGTAGCTCATGACGTACATCGCGCCTGACCGCTCGTGCTTGAACACGACGTGGCTGCCGTTGCGTCGCAGTTGGCGAAAGCCACGGCTCTCGATGGCGGACAGGAATGCTTTGGCCTTCATGGCTTCCCCAGGGTCATGCGCAGCATCTTCATCGGATGCTTGCTGTACACGTTGACGTAGTCAGAGGTGTCGCCCCACAACACGCCGGGCTCCATCACGCCCTCGAGTTCCCAGCACATCTTGCCGCCGAGCTTGATGTCAACAAACCGGCGAGCGTCCTTCACTTGAACGCCGGGTCGATGCCGTCCGAGTAGATGAGCTTGATCATCTTGTCGGCGAGGCTGTAGTTGGGCTCGAAGTTGGCCGGCTGGGCTCTGTTGTTCGCACGCCAGGCCTTCAGGTCCTCCTCGGCGCGCCGCACGTGGTCTGCCGCGTGCCGAATGCGCTCGAGCTCGGGCTGCCAGGCCGGCTTCGACCATGACACCGCGCCGTCGGCGTGGATGATGAGCTTGTCCTCGTACGGGCACTTCAGCGCGCCGCCGCCAGCGTCCCACTGGACGTCGCGGTCGTCGCCCGGCTCCGGCCCAAGTCGCTCCGCATGACCTCCTGACCAGTCCACCTTCTTGCGCGCAGCGTCCGCGCACTGCGGGCAGGTCTCCCGGTTGCCGATGATGCGGTTGTGAGCTCCGCACTTCCTCTTGAGAACGTCGTATCCCATCAGCGCCTCCACGGTCGTTGGAAGTCAACGTAGCCGTACAGCGGCTTGTTGAGCTCGAGGTAGGCTTCGCGAAAGCGCTCGTCGAACTCCTTGCGCAGCCGCTCGGCCTCCTCGGTCCTTTGCTTCTCGGTCCAGAACAGCTTCATTTGGCCTCCAGCCTGGCGATCGCCTTGTCCATCAGCTCGAGAACGTCGGCGTGCTCGTGCGTGTCATTGAAGCCTGTGATGCCACCAGGGAAGTTCGGATGAAGGAGCTTCTCGGCATCCCATGCGTCCGAGTAGCCGGCGATGCGAGCCAGGGCGCCCGACATGCACCAGCACACGGCCATCGGGCTGTTCACCGGGATCGGGTCTCCGTGCTTGTCGCGCGCTCCAGCGCCAGTCGTCCAACGCTTCGGGTCGGACAGCAGCTCGCGCGCCTTCTTGATGATGTCCACTTCCTTGACTGGACTCACTTCACACCTCCGGTCCAAAGACGCAGCACGTCTGCCTGTTTTGCCTCTTCGGGCGTGAGCCCGGCCATCTCGTCGATCACCACGAAGCCGAGCAGCCGGCCCTGGATGTCCTGTGGCATGCGCCCAGGGTGCGTGACGACCACGCCGGGGACGAGCCGCATCTTGAGGCGCATCAGCTCCCAGCGGCGCGCGTCCGCCATGATGATCAGCAGGTCAATCATGGTCGCCTCCACCGTCCGGGTCGTAGAATGCGTACGTCCCGTAGAAACCGTTGTCGTCGCCAGCGTTCTCGTCCTCGAGCGCCAGCGTCATCTTGGGCAGCCTGTGCGGAACGTCGAACTCGTAGTCGCACTTGTCGCACTCGTACCTGAGTGTCTTGCGGTTGGGGTCGAAGGCGATCATGCACCGCGACCCTGGGTACCGGCAGAGCGGACAGTACGTCTCGAACTGGTCCTTGCCGGCCAGCGGGGGCATGGTGCTGAGCGTCACTTCTTGAGCTCCTGGTCGATCACCTGCTGCATGGACGGCTCGGGCACGCCGAGTGCGGTGGCGAGCGCCTCAAAATGGTCTCCAGTGATGGCGATGTACGCCTCGCGCTGGTGAGCCCACCAGACGCAGGTGTACGCCTCGGCGTTGGCCAGGTCGGGCCTCACCACGCGAAAGGCAACGATGTTGTCCAGGCCGATTACGGTTGTGCCCAGCGTGATCCACTTCGGCCTCATGGCGAGATCGCCCATTCGAAGAGTGCCATGGCGCCCACGAGGCCCGCTGCGATGGCCCCCGCAACCGCGAAGGCGATCTTCCACGCGCGGATGTTGTCGTCCTCCTCGCGCCGCTTGAAGATGTCCTTGCGGTAGTACGACCCGTAGGTGTCGTTCTCGTCGTCGTGGTAGCTCATGGTTCCTCCAGGAATACGTTGAGCGTGGTCTCGCTCGGGTACACGCGCGTGAACTCGACCTCCTGGTCGTCCGTGAAGGGCGACAGGGCAGCCTGGAATAGGTTCATCGGGTGGTCATACCGGCAGCGGTGGTAGACCGGCTCGCTGTTCACCTCGGTGAACGTGATCGCCTCTTTGGTCACCCTGTCGCTGACCACATCGACGATCTTGAACTCGATCCCGTAGTCGACCAGGTACTGCAGCGCCTCTTGTCCAACCAGCTTCATTTGCCGTCTCCTTCGTGCATGGCCTCGAGCTTTTCCAGCCGAGTGTTGATGTGCCTTACGAGGGCAACGACGTTCTCGAGGCTTGTTGTCAGCTGCAGGATGACGCCAGACATCCGCTCGACGTGCTCGTACAGCTCGGTCAGGCCGTTACTCGGCATCGAGCATCTCCGCGCTGGCGACGGCCTGCGAGTACGCATCGGTCGGCATCCGACGGTCGTACCAGAACGGCCTGTGCCCGTGCCCGCTCCACTCCGCGCCGGTCACCGGGTCGCGCCAGATCTTGGGCTTCCTGTCACGTCCCTGGGCGCCCTCCTTGGCCGCGCGGTTGCGCCTGCCCTCGATCAGCAGCTTGATCGGAATGCCCTCCGACTTGAGCTGCGTCACCTCCGCTTGAATGCGGGCGATGCGAGCATACACCTCGTCCTCGAGCTGGCGCGCGATATCCGCCGCCTCTTGCAACAGCTGGTCTCTGGTCTTTGCATTGGTCGAGCTCATCGTCCGGTCTCCTGTTCTGACTGTTGCGTGGAACCCGCCCTACCCTTGTTTTCAAGGCTCGGGGCGGTCTGCTGAGTGTCCTGGTCGCCCTGCTGAGCGCCAGGGGAGGGTGGGTAGACGAGCCGCCCGTAGGAGCAGTTCGCGCGACCACAATCAATGCACCTCGGTGAGCTCATACGATGCCCTTCTTCATGACCTTGCACATCCACCAGCCGCAACCGAATGCCACCCAGAGCGCGAGTCGCGGGTTCTCCATGCGCCCCGTGCCCGCGTCGTGGAATGCATCGGTCGCGTAGATTGCCAGCACGATGCCGGTCAGCAGGAACAGGTTGACGCGCACCCAGCGCTTGACCTTGTGCTCGTCGCCGCTTGCTTCACGAGATGACACGTGGACCCCCCTCTTCTTCCTCGAGCTCGTCGATCACAACGTCCAGCCGTGCGCGCCGGTCGCGCTCGGCCATGTAGTCGAGCGACAACGCCATCACGATGAAGCCCTCGATCAGGTGCCATGCCCAGTGCAGGTAGTGAAGCCAGCTCCCCATGTCAGCTCTCCACGCGGTGGGTCTTGAGGCCGAGTACACTGCGGCACGCCTGCCCACAGGTGACGCTGAACATGCCATCGCTCCAGTGGATGCAGGCGTTGTACGGGAGCACGCCCGTCTTGCCGAAATCGCGTCCGCAGTGCGCGCAGGTGCGCTCGTAGAGCTTCTCTGCGCGCTTCGCAGGCGCCTTCGTTGCTAGTTTGGAGCGCTTCGGAGTGGTCATCGAGTGGGGACGATGCTACAAACGCGGAGGTACGTCAAGCTGAGGTACACCTCAGAAAGTAGGTTTCATGTCTAAGCCTGTTGCCCGACACATCCTCGATACGCGCGCTGTGAACAAGATCATGAACATCCTGGAAGGCGAGACCGCCGAGACGAAGCGCCGCATTCTGGACTTCCTCGGCAGCTCCATCGCCCAGCAGGCCAGCGATGAGTTCAAGGCGCTCTGCGAAGCGCAGCAAGTCGCGCATCGCCAGCCCGGCCTGTTCGATGGCGGCCAGCCGGTGGCTAAGGGCTGAGCGCGGCGCGAGCCCTCTCGAGCGTCTGGTTGGTCACGAACAGGTGGTCGGGCGCGATGCAGCCGGGATCGCCGCAGCTCGTGCGTAGGTAGTGCGGCTTGACGAGCCCGGTGCGTCCCAGCGCCAGCCACATCGCCCTGTCGGCGAGCATCGTGCCGTACTCGCCCCGGCGCACGAACGGCTTGGGCTTCTCGTGGGAGAGCCGCCAGGGGCCTGTCCAGATCCAACACCCCGGTCGCTCGGGAGAGTGCGAGCAGAAGCGCTTGAGCCACTCCAGGTCGGCGCAGGAGGCGCTCTCGAGCTTGCGCTGGGCGGAGATCTTCTCCCTGTCCCGGTCGCGCTCCTGGCGCTTCTTCAGCGCGAATGCGGCCCGCTCCACCTCGCTCTTGGGCAGGTCCTTGATCCGCTTGCGCAGCGCTCCGAGCGTGTGCTTCCGTCTCCAGCCCTTGCGCGCCATGCCAACCTCCGTGCAAATAGCCCCTCGCCCTGATATGTACCTCAAGAATGCGGAGACCAGAGCTCATTTTGCTAGGCCGTGTACTGGCGGACGCCAGACTGCGCGCCGGGCTGACCCAGGCCAACGCGGCCGAGTACATGGGGGTGTGCTCCAAGACGATCGGGCAGTGGGAGGTGGGGCTCCGCGCGCCGCCGATCGCCGATGCCTGCCGGCTGGCAGGTCTGTACAGCATTTCGGTGGGCGAGCTCTTCGGGTCGGCTCTCGACCGCTGGGTACCGCCCACGCTGAAGCTCGCGGAGGTCGAGCTCTCGGTCCTTCGTCGGCCGATCAACAGGAGAAAGAGTCATGGCAAGAAACTGGCGACTGTGGGCAGGGTTCGTAACCGGAGTCGGGCTGCTGGCGGCTGAGCTTGCGGCTTTCAGCTGACGAGATTCGGGTACGCATCTGTGGCGCGCTCGAGTACGACGGCGACGACTGGCTCGAGCGCGCCTGCCTCGCTCTAGCGGCCCACCAGAACCAGATGCGCGGCTGCAGGGCCTACGACCTGTCGACCATCGGCGGGCGGCTGCGCTGCGCCCGTGAGTGCGCCGGCATGCTCCAGCGCGACCTCGCCCGGCGCGTGGGGATGACCCAGTACGCCATCTCCAACATGGAGCTCGAGCGGCGCGCCATGCCCGCCACCAAGCTCGCCGGCATCTGCCAGTCCCTCGGCGTCTCCGAGCGCTGGATGCTCATGCTGAGCGACGAAGGAGGCCCCAAGGCCCGCCACGGCATCCTGCGCTCCGTCCAAACACCGGGACAGGCCAAGCAGGCCAAGAGGGAGCGAGCCCAGGCCGAGGGCATGGAGCTGGTGCGCGCGCGAAGACTGGCACGCAAGGCCTTGACTTTACCAGTCAACTCACAGCAAAGTTGCCTCACAACAGAACCCCCTCAAGACATCCGCAGCATCAAAGAAGCCGCGAAGCCACCACGCTAGAGCGCCGTAGAACGCAGCTCCTTGGGGGTAGGTCGGGGTAGGTCCGAGAGCCAGGAAGTCGAGAGATCCCTCTTTTTCCGAGGAATCCCGACCAATGACCCTGACTACAGGCCAGAATTTCGACGTATCGCGTGCAGACGTGCTTCTCAAGCAGGTGTACGCGGACAAGATCATCGACATGGTCCCCATGAGCCATTTGCTCGCGGAGGACATCCCGTTCGTCGAAGGCGACAAGCAGAACGGCAACACCTACCACCAGCCGATCAACCTCTCGTACGAGCTTGGTCTGACGTTCAACAGCGACGGCGGCGTGTTCGACCTGAACAAGCCCCAGGCCGCGCTGGAGCTCGACGCGCAGATCAACGGCGCCGAGATCGTCAACCGCGTGGCGATGTCCTACGGCATCCTCAACCGCGCGCTCAAGGGCGACACCGGCACCCAGGCCGGCATGCGCGCGTTCATCAACGCGACGAAGTACAAGATGAAGGCGCTCGTCGAGGGCGCCAGCTTCGCTCGCGAGGCGGTTCTTCTGTACGGCGGTGGCGCGGGCGTGGGCTCGGCCCTCGGCGCGGTCTCCACGATCGTCAGCGCCGTCACCACGACGCTGGTCATCACCATCGCCGAGGCCGACTGGGCGAGCGCCCTGTGGGTCGCCTCCAAGGGCGTCGAGCTGGACATCTACTCGACGGCCGGCACCAAGCGCAACAGCGCGGGCTCGGGCGCGACCACGATCTACAAGCTGACGGCGATCGACATCGTCCTGTTCAAGCTGACCTTCACCTCGGACGCGACCAACGTCGCTGCCGTGCAGACCACCGACCAGCTGTTCTTCGCCGGGTCGCGCACCAAGGACATGCTCGGGTATGTCGGCGCCTGCCAGGCGACCTCGACGTTCTGGAACATCGATCCCGTCGCCAACCCGCTCTGGAAGCCGCAGACCACGGCGGTCGGCGGAACGCTCTCCTTCGAGAGCATCATGCAGGGCTGCACCAAGGTCGCCGACATCGGCTTTGAGGGTCTGCTCAACGTGTACGTGAGCCCCGGCGGCTGGCAGGACCTTGCCGACGACCAGGCCGCGATGGTGTCCTACGCCAGCAAGAGCAATGGCAAGGTGAAGCTTGGCTTCTCCGAGCTGCGGTTCGTGTCGCAGACCGGCGAGGTGGCCATCAAGGCCCACAAGCTGATGAAGCGTGGTCTTGCCCTCGGCCTGCCCGACGGCGAGTGCATGCGCATGGGCTCCACGGACATCACGACCTCCATGCCCGGCGTGGGCAAGATGGTGCGTGAGCTCGAGAACGCCGCTGGTGTCGAGGCCCGCGTGTACACGGATCAGGCAGCCTTCTGCCAGAAGCCCGCGTTCATGCACCTCTGGACCGGCATTGTGAACTCGAGCCGCTAATGTCGAACAGCTGGCAGATCGTGGCGGTCAAGGTCTTCGACAAGCCCGCCAACTACCTCAAGTTGAAGACCACCGAGAGCACGCTTGGCACCACCGCGCTCGGCACCGCCCTGGGCGGCGCTCTCCGCGCGCGGCGCTTCATCACGAAGTTTGTGAGCACGCTGTTGGCTGTCGCGAGCGGCGTGTACAACGGCAACATCTGGACGGCGGTGGTTTCGGGCGACGGCGTGTTCCCCACGGGCAACATCGCATGCGTCCAGGCCAACGCCTCTGGAGATACGGTCACCTTCACCTTCGGGACGTTGGCGATCGTGTTCACGGAGGCCGGCAGCGGCGTGCAGGGCTTCCTGCGCGGCGCGACCAACACCGCGACTGCTGCGGCGCTGGCGGCGGCCATCAACGCGCACCCTGTGCTCGGCGGCGTCATCAAGGCGACTCCGAGCTCGGGCAACTGCGCGCTGGTCGGCCTGATCCCCACGGCGCTCTTGCAGGGCATCGTCATCACCACCAGCGATGCGACGGCGTTCACGCTGACGCAGCTGACTGGCGGCGTGCCTGGCACGGCCAGTCTCTTCCCGCAGAGCATCGCGACCTCCAAGATCTCCGTCTGACGGAAAAGCGAAAAAGGCATCGTAGTAGCGCTGGAGTCGAGGAAGCCCGAAAGACCCATGGACCCGCAAGGGAAGCCAAGCTCTAGACCCAGCCCGTCAGGCACTCTTACAGAAAGCGGTCGATGTCCGTAGACAACAACGTCTCCAGCTGGACGTCGGCTCAGCTCATCCGGGCTGTTCGCAAGAAGTCTCGACTGCCCGCCAACACGCTCGACGCCACAGACGCCGACGTGCTGGAGGTGGCAAGCGAGCAAATCTGGACTTTTGCCCAGTGGGCGCTCGAGCGTGGCGGCGATGGTCGCCTGCTCAATACGTACGACCGCGCAGTCGCGGCGAGCATCCCGAGCCCCTCGCGGCCGACGGGAGAGTACTTGCTGCCTCCTCTCGCGGTGGCAGACGCCATCAACAGCGTCACGTGGATCTCGCCAGACGGCACCAAAGAGGTCCCCCTCGCCCTGGTCGATCTCGAGCAGCAGCCCAACGTGATGGCGCCGCAGACGACCGGCGAGCCATGGGGTTACACGCTCATCGCCGACCGCATCCGTGTCTACCCGCAGCCAAGCACGCTCGGGACGCTGCGCTTCGCCTACCCGCGTCGACACCCGGAGCTTGTTGCCGACGCGACGACGGTCGCGCCTGCGGTGGCGTCCGTGACTGCCTCGGCGACCACCGGCTACACGCGGTTTACGTTTGCTACGGCTACCCCCTTCTCGGTAGGTCAATACGTCGATCTGGTAAACGACCAGTACCCCTACCGCACCATCTTCGCGGACCTGTACGTGGGATCGACCACTGGCCTCTACGTCGAGTGCTACGTGCCGTACACGTACGTCAGCGCGATCGGCGTGACGTCGATGCGCGTCGTGCGCGCCGGCCAGCTGCCGTTCATCCAGCTGCCGCTCGAGTTCAGAAACCCGCTGCACTGGCAGGTGGCCGCTGAGCTGCTCAACACGCTTGGCGACGCGCAGGCGGCGCAGGGCGCGTACGCCTCGGCCAATGACGCGCTCGACAAGGTGCTCGGCCTCTCGCAGCGCCGGGTGAAGGCGACCCGGACAAAGATAGTCAACCGACACTCGCTCGCGCGCGGGCGCATGCGGCGCTTCCACGGTGGAGACCAGTTTCCTTGACCTACGAAGTACGAGGTGGATTCTCCGGCCTGCTGACCAACGTCGCCGAGACGCGCGCGCCGGGCACGGCTCTGCGTCTCGCGGAGAACGTCGTCATCCGCCAGCCGGGCGCCGTCGAGCCGCGCCAGGGCTTCGAGGACTACGCCGCCGACTACTCGCTGACGGGCTACGACCTGACGCAGGGCGAGGTGCACGGCGACGACATGGTGCTCGAGACCACCGGCTACTGGCGCGCTGCAGACGGCACCGCGCGCTCGATTCGGTTGTGGCCCAACGAGACGCCGATTGCTGTCGAAAAGTACCGCGACGACTCGTTCAGCGTCGCTCTCGCGCGCGGCAATATGTATCTGCCGCATGGGTCTGGCGTCGCCGTCGCAAACAGCGCCGACGCGACGCGGTGGTACACGGCTGGGCTGTCGATGAACTACGCGGTGACCGCGCCGAGCATCTCCAGCACGCACACTGGCGAGCCGGGGCTCCCGCCAGGATTCCAATGGAGCTACCGGTGCGTCCTCAAGCGCACAGACTCCAACGGCCTGATTGTTCGCTCGGTTCCCACGGGCGCCATGAACGTCAAAAACGAGAGTGCCACGGACTACGCCGTGATCACGCTCCCCATGCGGTTTGTATTCTGGGACAGCTCCGACTGGGACTCGCTCGCCAACGAGATCGAGGTGTACCGCACGCGCGCTTTCCCTAACGCTCTGACGGTCGACGATGAGATGGCGCTCGTTACCACGCTGACCATCGAGGGCGACTCGATCGTCGTCCCGGCTGGCGTTTTTGAAGAGTACCTAGACACAGTGGCGGATGAGGCGCGCGGCGCCGCGCTCTACACCTCTCCGTCTCGAGAGGGGTTCGAGGGGCAGAACGACCCGCCACCTGCCTGTGCGTGCGTCGAGCCGTACCGAGGCCACTTGTTCTTCGGCGACTGTGCAGGGCCACAGCGCATCCTGGTGAGCCATGCGATGAGCGATCGCACCGGCCTTGCCGATGGCGTCGGCTGGAGGAACGTCACCGGCACGGCGACGGCGCTGTCCGCAACGATCACCGTGTCCGACGCGACCGGGCTCGAGAAGGGCATGACGCGCATCGTCAGCGGCGGCATCATCACGGGCCACATCACGAACATCTCCGGCACGACGCTCACGATGAACATCGTGCAGGCGTCGGGGCTCGGAGCCGGCATCGCCATGACGTTCACGGACGCCATCGAGGTAGATGGCGAGTGGGTGCCACTGACGACGAACGACGGTTCCGGCTACGAGATGATCGACCAGACGAACTTCGATACCTTCCTGAACTACCTGCACGGCGGCAAGTATTCAGGCTACCGCGTCACACCGCCTGTTGTCGGCCTCGAGCACACGCACATGATTGAGCAGACCGCGCGCAACGGGTCTGCGTTCACCATGCGCGCGACGCACGGCAAGGAGATGGTGCCGCCGCTGCCGCTCTACGGCGACGACCCGCTCATGTCGAAGAACGACGTCTACCCAAACATGCTGATGTGGTCGAAGCAGGAGGAGCCAGAGCATGTGGCGCCTGCGAACTACGCGCTGATCGGCGAGAAGACCAAGCGCATTCTGGCGCTGGCGCACACGCGCGACTCGCTCTTCATCCTCAAGGAGGACGGCATCTGGCGCCTCTCTGGCTACGCTGGCCAGTGGAGCATCGACCCGTTCGACGTGACGACGTTCTGCATCCTTCCGAGCAGCGTCAAGCGGCTCAACAATCGGGTGTTCGCGCTGACCAACCGTGGCGTCGTGTCGATCAGCGAGCTTGGTGCCGAACCGCTGTCGTTCCCCGTCGCCGACCAGATGCGCAAGATCATCGACGACGTCCGAGAAAACCTCGCAGCGTTCGGTCACTACCAGCTGTCCGGTGTTGACGGCGTGGCTGCTACGGTCGACGACCGCAACGGTGAGTACCTGCTGATGCTGGGCAACGCGTCCCTCGACCTGAACGGCGCGCAGCTCGCGGTTTACAACGAGATCTCGACCTCCTGGACGACCTTCTCGTTCGAGGCGGCGGGGACCAGCGGATTCGCGCCTCAGGCGCTCTCGTTGGCTCCCGGACACGCTCCGCTCATCCTGCACAACGGCGGCATGAAGGTGAGCTCCTACGCCACGGAGACCACGCTCGGCCAGACGACCCGGCGCATGTACGACGGCGCGTCCGTGACAGTCACGGTCAGCTCGAGCGTGCTGACGACGGCTACCACGGCAACGGTCACCATCTCCGCGCCGCGAACCTTCGTAGCAGGCCGAGACGTGCTCACCGACTCGGCGGGCACCGCGTTCGATATCACCAGCATCACCAGTACGACCATCTTCGTGGTGACAGTGCCGGACGGCATGGGAGCTCCGGCAACCGGCGCTGGCAGCGTCAGGCGCGGCTTTTTGTGCGTGGTGCAGCCGCACGGGTTCATGGCCAACCAGCAGGTTGGAAAGCACTGGAATGGGCTCGAGGTAGGTTTCTCGCGCCTACTCGGCACGGTGAAGCTGGTGGCGACGTTCTCGAGCGCTCAGCCGCTGGTCACGGAAGACGAACAGGACCAGGACCAGGAGTTTGTGTTCTACCGGGTGAGCGGCGTGGCAGCGCACCACCTCGGCACGATGGCGCGCATCGCGGCGATCCCCGTCAACCACGCGCGCAGCTGGCTCTTGCGTGTGCGCCTGAGCTGGCTGGCGGTGCGCGGTCTTGTGTCCCTTGAGCTGATGCAGCTCGACGCGCGCACGGTTGCGCCCACGAGGCCCCAGCAGAGCTCGTCGGGGATCACATGAGCAAGCGGTCGCTCCGACACGTCAGCTTCAGCGAAGACCCCTTGCAGGCGGCCAAGCAGGCAGCCGAGAATGCCCGCGACGCCAACGTCCTATTCCCGCGCAAGCTGGACGGGTACCTGGTGCGTATCCCCCGGTACGCGGCGCGCGCGACGACTGGCGCCAAGATCCAGTTCGAGCAGGCGCTCGGCACGAAGCGCCCGTCTGCTGTCGTGCTGGTCCGCGTGTGCGAGACGAACGACCCTGGCGGTGACCTGGCGGCAGTCGGCCGGCCCAACTTCTACCACGATGCAAAAGGCATCGGCGTCTACGAGCCAAGCGGCTTGACGGCGGACACGAAATACGATCTGACTTTCCTCGTACTGGAGTGAACCATGGGCTGGATTGGAGACATCGCTGGCGGCACCGCGAACGTGGTCATGGGACCGCGCAACCGTCGCGATGCCAAGAAGGCTGCCAAGGCCAACCGTGCGTACGTCGGCTCACTCGACTGGGAGCCAACCTACGCATCGGCGCAGGCGCCACAGATGCAGGTCTCCGAGTCTCCGGTGGCGCGCTCGTACCTCGAGAGCCTGCTGACCGGGAACAACCCGGACCTGACGATGAGGAACGCGCCCAACGCCGACAACACCAAGATGTTGCAGCAGCAGTCCAAGGACCAGATGTACGGGACGGTGCCGGAGATGCTTGCTCGAGAGGCTGCGGAGAAGCAGCGCCTCAACAGCATGCACGTCGACCAGCCGCCGCCGCTTGAAAATCCGGAGATTTTGCGCGGTCAGAACGCGGCCATGGCAGCCGGGCGTCCAGAGGACGTGAAGGCGGGCATCGCGATCGGCTCTCGCATCGGCATCCCGCGCAAGGCAGACCAGGAGACGGCCAAGCGCACCGAGCAGAGGCAGTGGGACCGCCTGCACCCGGAGTCCGGCACGTACGGCGGGCTGAAGCTTTCCCAGGAAGAGCAGGCCAGGCTGGTTGGCGTCGTGAGCGACCCCAACGCAAGCAACGACGACATCGACGATGCATGGCGCAACACGATGGCGTGGCAGCAGTCTGACTACGCGAACGGAGACAACAGCGTCATCTCGGCGAAGGGCCACAAGATCAAGGCCGCCGCACAGGGCGACTACCGGCCCAAGAGATAAGCGGTGGCGATCGACTACAGCAAGTGGACAGAGGCTGACACCAGGCTCGTCGACGAAGGCCACGTCACCGAGGCCGACCTCAATGCGTGGGGCGGCACCGCCACGCCTACGCAGGTCGCCTCGCTGAAGAGCTCTGGCGCGCAGCCTGGGCAAGGCTTCTTTGCTCCCGGCGACTTCTCGAACATCGACCCCAACGCGCAGGTGTTCCAGGACTCGCGCGCGTACGACCAGCAGGTCGCCCAGACGAACGCCATCAACGACCGGTACAAGAGCGACCTGTCGTGGCTCGATCCGAGCTTCCAGGAGCAGCCGGCCTACCTCGGGCCGAGTCAGGGGTCTCGCACCTATGCTGACCCGGCGCTTGTCGCACAGCAGCAGCAGACCTACGACCAGTTCGGCTCGTACGTCGGCAAGGACATGGGCTTCGCCAGCGATGCCCGTCAGGTCGACCAGTACAACAACTGGGGAGGCGTAGCCGCCGGCCAGGGCGCTCCCCAGTTCATGGGGAACTCGCAGCAGCAGGGCTACATCGGCGAGATCAACGGCCTGCAGGGTCCGCAGTGGGAGAGTCCTGCGCGGCAGCAGCAGGTCTACAACCAGATCCAGAGCATCAAAAACCCTGAGTTCCGTTCCGATGCGGACCAGCGGCAGGTGATGAACGACCTGGGCTCCATCGCCTCGAGCGGTGGCCACCAGGGGATCGAGTTCGACGACGGCTCGCGCCAGGAAGAGCAGTACGGCCACCTCAAGGAGATCGTCGACAACGGCGGTCTGACGGCAGCTGAGCGGCTTGCGCGGCAGAAGGCGCGGCTCGACGAGGAGCAGTGGATCCGCGGCCAGCGCGAGGCTGACCAGCAGCAGTTCGCCCAGCGCGGCATGGATGGCTCGGGCCAGCAGGTGCTCTCGCTCGGCCAGGACCGTCAGGCGGCGGCAAGCCGCATCTCGCTCGCGGACCTGCAGGCAGCAGCCGATGCGGAGAACCGCAAGCTCAGCGCGATCGGCATGGCGAGCACTGCGGCCGGGCAGATGCGCGGGCAGACGTACGACGAGCAGTCGTACATGGCGAGTCGCGGCGACAACGCGCTGATCGCCAAGGGCTCGATGGCGAACGAGCTTCGCCAGGACCAGTACCAGGAGTCGATGGGTACTGCCGACGTCGAGCTGCGTCGCGCCGGGCTCGCCGGAGAGATGGCCAACACGCTGCGCGAGGACCAGTTCCGAGAGCAGGCGTACCAGACCGGTTACGAGCTGGATAAGGTCAACTCCAAGGCGAACATCACCTCGCAGATGCGCCAGGAGGACTACATGGAGAAGTCCTACAACGACCAGCGCAAGCTCGAGGGCATGAAGCAGCAGACCAACCTGGCCAACACGCTGCGCTCTGACCAGTTCAACGAGTCTGTCGCGCAGCGCAACAGCGACCTTACTGCGCTGCAGGGCCAGGGCACGATGGCGACGAACATGCGCAACGCGAGCTCCCAGGAGTCGCAGTTTCGCGCGTCGTCTGCAGACCGGTTCACGGAGATCAACAACCAGACGTTCAACCAGGCAGACGCCTCGAACAAGGCATTCCAGCAGAACGCCTGGCAGTCGATGCAGAACAACCGTCAGATCGCCGACCTCCACACGCTCGACACGAAGGTCGGCGCGGCAGGGACGCTCCAGAACAACGACGCGCGCACGAGCAAGGACATTACGGACTACTACCAGAGGCAGGCCGAGATCGACGCGGCCGCGCGCAATCAGGCGCAGTCCGACTTCAACCACATCTCCACCTCGGTCATCACCGGTGGCAACACCGGCTCGGCGGCATCTGGCGCAGCCGCAGACTCCAAGACGGCAGCCGGCGCGGGTCAGCTCGGCAACGCTGGCGACGCGGCGGCGGACGCGGCCTTCGGGGCTCCTTCCAAGTCGACGACGGGCCAGACCGTGGGCGGCACGAACCAGGCTCTCGTCAAGCAAGCATACCGGCCCGATCCATACGCCGATGAGACAAGGAACAGGGTGTATTGATGGGACAGCGTTATGACGAGCGGACGGGCCAGTGGGTCGACGACGACGACGCCGACATGGGCGACATGTCGTTCAGCCTGGGCGAGATCGACGACTACAACAACTTCGGCCCCGAGGCCGCGCCGCAGCGCGTGGGCAAGGTTCGCCTTCCTGGGGAGATCAGCGAGGGTCCTCGCGTCCCTGACCGCGACCTGTCGTCCAATGCCGAGACGCAGCTCATCGACGACATGGTCGACGAGCGCGGGGGTGGCGACCTTGGCGTCGTCGACGGCTCGCCGGACTGGGATGCCACGGACCTCGCCGAGGCCCGCCGGCTTGACGCTGGCGGCGAGGCGCAGGCATCGCCGTGGGCGAACAAGGGTGTGCTGCCGGTGAATACGCCGGTTGACGAGACGTGGGGCGGCAACGCGGAGTCGCCTTACCTGCAGCAGGAGGCGATGCGCGCCAAATACGCGCCGCGCCCTGCGGAGCCGATGGAGGCTCGCGAGCTGCCGGCGGATCCCTACTCCGCGCCCCCGCCCCCTCCAGGCCCGCTGCCGCCGGCTCCTGGTCGCGGCCCATCGATGCTGCCGCACGGGCCGACCACGGCGCTGAACAGTTCAGCGGACCCCGCTGCCGGAGCCCTCAACCAGCAGGGCGTCAACTTGGACGACCCCGACCCGATTAGGGCTGCGTGGGCCAAGCGGCGGGAGCTGGCAGCGTCGCAGCCGTCCGCGCCTCCGCGCCCGGAGCCGGAGTACCAGCCCTACTCGAGCGGTGGGCACCGGCAGAGCCCAGAAGACCTGCAGCGCATGTGGCGCTCTGCCCGTCTGTTCGGCGGCGCTGCCGAGGCGGATAACCGCCTGCAGATGGGCCTCGCGATGAACGCGCAGGTCGACAAGGCAGACGCAGCCGGCGAGGCGAGCAACTACAAGCGCTGGATCGCCGACCAGAAGGCACGCCTTGGCAACCAGCCGCTGAGCGAAGCGGGCCAGGAGATGCTGATCGCCGCGCGCATGGCATCTCCAGAGGGCGCGCTCACCGGGACGCGCGCGGACCAGGATGCGCTGCGCTCCATTGGCGCCGCTGGCGTGCGCGACAAGGCGATCGACGCGGGCACCAAGAAGACCGTCGTCACGGAGCGCAGCAAGGATGCGCGCCAGACGCGCGACCAGGACTTCAGGGGCCAGAACGCCGCCCTCGACGATGAGACCAAGCGTCGCGGACAGGACATCAACGCCGAGAACGTGCGTGTCCAGCAGGCGGGTCGACAGGCAGATCCGGCGGCTGAGCGCGAAGCGAAGCTCGTCGGCATTTCGAGGGCGGGTGACGTCGGCCGGCGTGAAGCGGAGGACATCCTCGACAGCGGCGACTACTCGCACTTGTCTCCAAGCGCGCAGGCGCGTGTGGAGCGCGCGCTCGGTACCGTGGACGCCCAAGGCGGCGACAAGAAGGGCATCGCACGCTACGCGGCGGCGATTGGCGGCGGCGACGCGCGCACGCAGGAATCGGTCGAGCGCAAGGTGCTCGACCCAGGCACGCACACCGAGCGCCTGAAGCTGCGCGACGAGATTGCTCAGACTCGGCAGTCCGTGCACGAAGCCAAGAGCGGCTTCGAGACGCTGGCTGCGAACCCAATGGCGCTGCGCGCGTTCACGAACATCGGCGTCGCGGGCGCCTCCAAGATCGGAAGTATCACAAGCATCGACGGGGCCATGGACTTCGTCAGAAACGCGGCCAAGTCCGGCACGCAGTTCATGATGAGCGAAGACGAGCAGATTGCTGCTGCGAAGATCGTCCGCATGCTCGCCAAGACTGCCTTCAGCCAGGGCGGCAAGAACCTCACGCAGCACGAGCTCGGTCTGTTCGGCGCCGGCTCCGGCGTGGACCTGGGCGCGGGCGTCGGCGTCCTCAAGTCGCCCGAGATGCTGCGGCAGTACCTGCAGTCGATCGCGAAGGCGTACGTGACGCGCAGGAAGAACATCGGCAAAGAGTACAAGGGCCTCGAGGGTGACCTATGAGCGACCGGGACCCGTACGACGACGACGAGCTTGAGGCGTGGGCCGGCGGCCAGCAGCAGGACGAGGGCGGCGAAGACCCGTACGACGATGCTTCGCTCGAGCAGTGGGCTAGCGGCGACGACGGCGCCGGCGACGGTCGCCCCGACCGCATCGCGGTCAACGTCACGCCTCGCCCGCCTGCCGAGGACGACGACGGCTTCATGCAGCGCCTGATGGCGTTCGGCGACGGCCTGGCCGGCAACTGGGGCGGTGAGCTCGCCGGCATGCTGTCGCGCGGCAGCCCTGGCGAGGGCGAGTCCACGGAGAGGCTGAAGGACGAGATCGGGTACGACCCTGACTATCAGGCGCAGCGGGTCGACTCGGAGGTCACCCGGGCGAGTCAGGACCACCCCTACTACAACGCGGGCGGGCAGATCACGCGCGGCCTGGGCGCGGCCGCGCTGGCAGGCCCTGGCATCATGGCGCAGACGGCCATGGGCGCGGCGGACTCCGCAGCGGCCGAGTACGGCGACTCCCACAGCGCCGGCAAGGCCGTCGGGCGCGGCATCGTCGGAGGCGGCCTCAGCGGTGCCGCAGCGACTGCCGGCAAGGTGCTCGGGCGCGTGCTGGCCAAGAAGCCCGGCGCAGCGCCGGCAGCAGCGAGCGCAGACGACCTGGTCATGCCCCAGGCGAGCGCACCGGCACCGACCGGGCAGCCACCGATCATCGACGTGCCGCTGGCGCCGCGTGCAGCGCCTCGAGCGCCCCAGCCACCGCTGTCTCCTGGCGACCCAGAGCTGCCGCACGTGCTCTCGCAGCGTGACCGCATCCACAGCCTGGACGACGTCGGCGCCATCCCCGAGGAAGGCACCACGCGCCTCGGTCTGGACGACGTCGAGATGGTGCCCGACGAGGCGACCTCGCAGATCGACCTGGACGGCATCGAGGAGCTGGCCCACGACCCGACGCGCGCAGCTCCCTACGCGCCCGGCGAGGCCACGAGCGCCTACCAGCGCCCGCTGCCCGACGGGCCGACCGGCCTGTACGAGCCGCCGCAGGTGCCTGGCGACCCGACCCGCGTGTACGGCGGAACGCGCGTGGGGCCAGGGCCCATTCCTGACGAGGCCACGCGCGTGTCCCAGGGCACGCTGCCCGACGAGCCAACGCGCGCTGCCAAGTGGCCCAGCACCAACGCGCTGATGGCCGACACGCGGGCGCAGAACGGCATCGCCGACATCCCCGACGAGCTCACGCGCTCGGCGCCCTACGCGCCCGGCGAGGCGACCGGCCTGCACAACGCGCCCGCGCCCATCCCCGGCGAGCCGACGCGCGCCGCGTCCTACGCGCCGACCACCGAGGGCACCCAGGCCAGCTACATGCCGCAGCGTCCGGGGCCGGCCGAGCAGACGCAAGCGGCGTACATGCCGCCGCCGCCCCCGCCCCCTGGCCCCATGCCACGGCCGCCTGGACCGACCAGCTACCTGCCCAACGAGCCGACGCGGGTCGGCGAGCGCGTCCGCTGGCAGCCGCCGCCGCGTCAGACCGGCTACCGCCCCAACGAGCAGACGCAGGTCATGGGCGCGCCGCAGGGTCTCGCGGACCAAGCGGTGCCGCCCCCGCCCCCGCCAGGCCCGCCGCCGCCGCCGCCGCCGCCGCCGCCGGTGCCAGGTCCGGCTCCAGAGGCCCAGCCCGGCAAGTACGACCGCGCGATCGAGCTGGCGATGAAGTACGGTCGCGCCTCGCCGCAGATGCGCGCGCTGGTCGCTGGTGGGCAGGCGCTCGGCAAAGCGATGGACCCCTCGCGCGTGTCCAACCCGTACGCGAGTCCTGGCGCGATCGGCGGCATGGAGGTCGCGGCCGAGGGTCTCGCGGGTCTCTACCGCGACCAGAAGCCCGCGCCGGCCAACAAGACCACGGTCAACTTCGCGATCAAGAAGCTGCTCACCGACTCGAAGGGCGCGGGGCTGACCGACAAGGACACGGCGGACCTGATGACGACCTTCCAAGAGGGCGACCAGGCGGGTATCGCCACGAAGCTCTGGACGCTCGGGCAGAAGAACCCGCTGTTCAAGAAAAAGTACGAGGAAGTGCTCACGACAGTGGGTGGAGGACACCGATGACGACGATTCGCAAAGTATCTGACGGGACCATCGACATCACGTTGCCGGCCACCGGCACGGTGGACACGGAGGGCTTGGCGATTCGCGGTCGCTTCCTGTCGGCGCGCGCAGCGTGGACGGGCACGCCTACGGGCGTGTTCAAGCTGCAGGTGTCGTTCGACAGCGGCGTCACATGGTCCGACGCGCCGGGCATGTCTGCCAACTTCACGGCAAACAGTCAGGCGCAGCCCGCCGGCAGCGCGAGCTCTGCGATCTGGAGCTTCGTCGACATCCCCGGCGGCTCCTGGCGCATTCGCTACACCGGCACGTCCGTGGGCGGCGCGGCGACGCTGCGATTCGCATGGGCGCCATGAAGGCGTTTGTCACGGTGCTCGTGCTGTTCCTGATGGGTTGCGCCGACGAGCCCGACCACTCGGAGCCGTTCGCGCGCTTCACGTCGCGACCCGTGCTCTTGCAGGCATCGTCTGACCTGCGCGACGCCTGCTTCGAGTCCATCGACCAGTCGATCGCGTTCTTCCGCGAGAGCGGAGTGACGATGGCCATTACCGTCGTCGACCCTGGTGCGCCGTCGGTGAACGGCATTCCGGTGCAGGGCGTGATCGGCATCTACCCCGGCGTGCCGCAGAAGCTGCGGTCGCTCGCGGAGACCAAGCGGGCCTTCACGATCGGCGGCGACATCCTCGCTGCGGACATCGTGCTGCGAGAGGCGAACCCGTCCTCGTGCGAGGCGCTCGCGATTGCGCATGAGCTGGGCCACGCGCTCGGGCTCGTCGACACCGACGATGTCGGCAACTTGATGAATGGGACCTTCGGGCTGGGCGGATGGTCGCTCACCGAGGCACAGCTCGAATGGATTTCGGACTAACGGAGAAGTGTAGATGAGGACCACAGCAGCACAGCGAAACATCATGCTCGACGCGCGAACCGCAAGCTTCGCGAGCGGCAAGATCCGAGGCTTCAGCGGCACGCGCCCGACGGATGCAGACGCTGCGCTGTCGAGCAATACGCAGCTGTTCGAGTGCACGTTCGGAGCGACGGCCTTCGGGTCGGCGTCTGCCGGCGTGCTCACGGCAAATGCGATCACCAGCGACTCGAACGCGGACGCGACAGGCACCCTGTCGTTCATCCGCTGCTACCAGTCCAACGGCACCACGGCGCTCGACGACCTATCGGTCGGCGTGGGCTCAGGCGAGGCGCAGTTCGCCACGCTCTCCATCGTCGCGAGCGCGGTGGTCTCCATCAGCTCGTTCACGATCACGGCGCCTGTCGGCACCTGAGCTGAGGTAGAAGCACCGCATGGCCATTATCGTCAACACCTCCGGGTGGCCGCTCAACGTAGCCAAGCCGTCGCAGGTGACGAACGGCCAGTGGTGCTTCACGTTCACGCCCAACTTCGCGTCCGGCGCGGTAGGCACGACGCGGCGCATGTTCCAGATCGGAACCGGCACCGCAGAGCCGACCAACGCCAACGGCATGGTCGGCTGCTACGGGTTCCTCGGCACGCCGTACATCGTGCACAAGTGGGACACGGCGGGTGGCAACGGCACGGCGATCGCGGCGACGTGGTCTGCCAGCCAGACGATGACGCTGTACCTCGATACGACCGGCTCTGGTCGTATGCAGCTGTACGGCGCCACGACCGGCAACAGCTCTACCGCGATGGTCGGCACCAAGAGCTACCCGGCCGGCAATATGTACGTCGGCTCGGACTCGAGCGGCGGCCACGCCTTCACCGGCACGCTGTCCAACGTGTACGACTTCGACCATACGGTCGCAGGCGCAGAAGCTGGCCTGACTGGGGCCGCAGCGGGAGCGCAGACGATCACGTCGACGGTCGCAGCAGCTCGTCCAGGGCTCGACGCTGCGGTGGTCGGGTCGATGCGCGTCAACGCGACGATGGCTGGCGCAGAGGATGGCCTGACGGCTGCGGCCACGGGTGCCTCGACGTCCTCGCCACCCAACCCTGGGTACGCTGGCGGCGCGACCCTTGACCTGAGCGCGAGCCAGCCGGTGAGTCTGTTGGGGACGGCCCCCGACTTCATGCGGAATGGGCGCTGGCGGTTCACGTTCACGCAGACGAGCGAGGGCGCGTCCTTTTCTGGGGTTCTGTTCGGGTTCGCCGGTGCCGGCGCCCTGGGCGACGACCAGGTCTACTGCAGCAACGCCCTGGGCAGGATCTACGTAGCTGTCGGCGGTGCCTTCACGTACCGCAGCGCCACGTGGTCGTTCAGCCAGCCCGTCACCGTCACCGTCGACAACGCAGCGGCCACGTTGGCCATCGCCGGGGCGACCACCGGCAACGGCACGTTCTCGATCAACAGCGGGACGCCCTGGACCTGGTCAGCAGGGGCGCTCGGCGTCGGCCAGTACGCCGGCACGACGCCGATCGGCAATCGGTTCGTCGGCTCGTTCAGCAACGTCGAAGCCGTGGAAGGTCCCACGGAGGCAGAGCTCGTCGGAGCGGCCTCTGGCGCACAGACGCTCACCTCTACCGCCGCCGGCGCAGAGGCGGGCCTGACGGGCGCAGCGATCGTCGCGCAGACGTTCGCCAGCACGGCAGCCGGCGCGGAGGCGGGCCTGACGGGCGCGGCCACCGTCGCGCAGACGATTGCTGGCACGGTCGCGGGTAGCGAGGCTGGCCTGACGGGCGCGGCCACCGTCGCGCAGACCTTCGCCTCGACCGTCGCAGCAGCCCGGCCTGGGCTCGACGCGCTCTCCAGCGTCGCGCAGACCATCCCTGGCACCGTCGCCACCTCCCAGCCCGGCCTGGTCGCCTTTGCGCCCTCCGGCAACGACGTCAACGGCACGGTCGCGGCTGCGCGACTGGGGCTCGACGCAGCCGTTGCCGGCACCATCGGCGACGCCTTCCCGTTCGTCGTCGCGGCCGCCGAGGCCGGACTCACGGGCACAGCGACGGCGGCGCTGACGATCAGCGGCGCGGTCGCTGGCGGCGAGGCCGGGCTCACTGGCAGCCTGGCTGGCGCATTCCCGCACATCGGCACCATCGCGGCAGACCGACCTGGCCTGACCGCTGCCGCAGCCGGAGGCGAGGCCATCGCCGCGACTGTCGCGGGCGCGCGCGTCGGGCTCACTGCCGCTGCCAACGCGCTCCGCTACAACGTGACCGTCGCCGGTGTGCTCGGGCAGACCGGGTTCGTGGCTGGCCTGACGGTCGCCGCCACGCCGTCCCTGTCGACCACGCCGACCTTCATGCGGACGGGGCGCTGGCGCTTCTCGTTCACGCAGCGCGTGGGGGCATCGACGGTCGGCGCGTCGTATCTGTTCGAGGTCGGAGCTGCCGGCAACAGAATGTCGGTCAACAACGACCTGGGCGCCATCTTCCTCGAGGCCAGCGGCGGCTTCGTTTCGTCCGCGACCATCTCCGCGCCGCAGGGCCAGGCGGTCACAGTCGACGTCGACTGGGTGAACAGCTTGATGACCGTGACCGGTGCCACGACCGGTAACGGGGCGTACGCGATCTCCCCGGCCTCCAGCTGGCCGTCCGGCACGCTCGGCATCGGGCAAGACTCCGGCGCGTCGATCGCACCTTTCGACGGGACCATCTCGAGCGTCGAGAAATGGGGCACCGACGTTCTGGTCGCCGACGTGCGCGTGGCGCTGGCAGCCACCATGGCCGGCGCGGAGGCTGGTCTGACGGGCAGCGCGACGGGCAGCGTCGCCGTGCCGGTCATCGGCGTCATCGCCGGCTCCGAGGCTGGTCTAACGGGCGCGTCGTCCGACTACGCGGCGCCGTCCGACTCGGCCTGGTCTGGCGCGTTCACCGGGCACGCGACCACCTACCCAGCTGCCCCAGCGGACGCCACCGGAGACCCGTCCGGCGGCCTGTTCGTCTCGCCCACGGTGGCTCTGTCGGTCGCCTTGAGCAGCGCGGGCCCAGCGGGCGGCGCGTTCAGCAGCGGGTCCTCGCAGGCGCGATCGGTGCCAGGAGCGTCCGCGCTGCCCACGGGGCCTGCGAGTGGCGGTTTTGCGGACATGCAGTTCTCCGACCCGGTGCCGGGCGTCATCGCCGGTGCGGTCAACGCCGCGCCGTCGGGGCTGGTCGCAGCGCTCTCCGCGATTCGCTTCAACGGCACGGTCGCGGCAGCGCGCCCTGGGCTCGCCGCTGTGGTCACCGGGCTGCGCATCAACGGAACGGTGGCTGGCGCAGAGGCTGGCCTTGTCGGCTCGACGAGCGAGCTTCCCGACCTGGCCGCTGGGTTCTCTTACTTGGTCAACTCGGCCGGGGCCTATCTGACCGACGTGAATGGCTCGCTGCTCTACGGAAAGACCTAAACCATGCCCATTACAACGGTTGCGTACGCCACGACGACGCGCATGGCCGCGCTCACCGACTACTCGGGCGTGGTCACTGGCGTGCTGATCAACAACACGGCGCGGCAAGCCAACAGGGCCGCCATCCAGGCGGCTGTCGACGACTGCGCGGCGAACAGCAAGATCCTCGTCGTCCCGCCGGCCACGTACGAGATCCACAACGCCGCCGTCATCCTGCCGGCTGGCTTCCGCCTGCTTGGCACGATGGAGTCGCGCATCGTCCAGTACAGCCTCGACAAACCCGTGGTGCACGTGGGCGCGGTGCTGGGCACGACCGGCGTCACGGTCGAGCACGTTGTCATCGACGGCCTCTACCTGCGCTACAGCGGCACGGCCACGGCAGGCGGAAACGCGCTCGAGCTGCAGAGCACGTACATGTGCGACTTCCGCAACATTCAGATCGGAGACGTGCAATCGACGTACGCCTCGCGCACCAGCGTGCCGTACATCGGCGTGTTCTGCGACGACGCAACCGGCACCACGCCGTGCTTCAGCTGCAGCTACACGAACATCCGCATCAAGCACTTCGGCTACCGGGGCTTTTCGGCCAACCGGCTCAACTACGAGGCTGCGACCGGCAACGTCTGGAACAACATCTACATCGCGGGCGGTAACTCTGCCGGCAAGCAGGACCTGTCTGCCGTCGCTGGCGCCGATATGTCCCACGGCGCGCTGATCCTCGGCTCGCAGGCGCAGGGCGTGTTCAACCAGCTCAACATCGAGTGGCTGACCGGCACCGGCATCATCAAGATGGAAGTCTGCGACCAGATGGTCTTCAACAGCGTCAACCTCGAGGGGCTGTCGCTCAAGGCGTCGTCGTCGCGAGACATTGGCTTCATCGACGTGTACAACGGCTCGTTCACGATCGAGGGCCTGACGATCAACAACTGCATCGCGACCGCCGCGCTCAACGCCTCGACCGCCAGCATACTGCGCCTCGGGCCGGCGACCGTCGCGCGCGTCAACAACGTCAGGCCGCTGCTCAACACGGGGATCACCACCTCGTTCTACGGCGTGCGCAGCAACAGCGCCGCGAGCAGCCGCGTGGACTTCGGCCAGTTCGCCCTGGGCAACGGCGACGCCATGACAGCCTACGACGATGGCACCTTCGCGGCCGGCACGGGCAACGGCTATGGCCAGCTGACCGACTTCAACGGCGGCGGGATGCACACGCTGGCAGACGCCAACGCCACCATCTACAGCTACCGTGGCGACAGCGTAGTTCGCGTGCCGGCGACCGCAGTCCGCACGATCATCCTGTCGCGCCAGTGCTCGTCGACCATCACCACGCGCATCCCGCCTGGCACGCGCAAGCGCATCAAGGCCACGAGCTCCAACTCGGTGGCCGTCCAGAACTACAACGCGGCGGCGCTGGCCACGATTACAACCGGAACGTTCGCCGAGTTCGTGTTCGACGGCACGGACTGGCTCCTGGCCTGACATTCCTGTCACTCTTCTCAAGACCGCCCCAGTTTGGTAAGGTACTCAGGTCTACAGAAAGACAGGTCGCCGCTATGGCCAACAAGCTCTCACCTCAGGATTGGAAGCGTATTCTTACTGTTCTTGGAGGCGCGGTACTCACCGTGCTCCCGAGCATCTTTCCGCAGTACGCATGGCTTGGAGACGCGCTCGGGAAGGTATCCTTCCTGTTGTTCGGCATCGCCGTGCCGTCGCCGGGGCAGTCGGTCGTGGCGACGCAGAGTGCCAGTCCACCCGCCGACCGGTGAACGTCTGCAGAGGCGGCCGGCACGTCAAGTGGTGCGACTGCGAGTTCGAAGTAGAAGAGGAGTTGCCGTGGATCAACGACTGAAAGACGAAGCGAAGACTGCGGCAGTGCCGGTGCTGACGGTGTTCGGCAAGTGGCTGCTGACGCGGCCGCGCATCGCCGAGGTGCTGAAGAAGCTCGGCATCAAGTGATTCCAGTCCTGCCTGTTGTGGTGCCGACGGCAGTCATCATGCCGTCGTACCTGGCTGTTGCGTTTGGGGAGATCGGCGTCCGCGAGGACACGCTCCCTGGGCGCTCCAACCCGCGCATCGCGCGCTACCACGGCGTCACTGCTGGCGGCGAGGCGGTCGACGACGTGGCGTGGTGCGCAAGCTTCCTCGGCTACTGCCTCGAGATGGGCGGCATGAAGTCCACCAAGAGCAAGGCAGCGGTGAGCTACGCCAGCTACGGCACGGCGACGCTCTACCGCTTCGGCTGCATCCTGGTGTTCGGCAAGACCGACCCTGACGCCAAGGGCTCTGGCCACGTCGGCTTCGGCATCGGCCTCACCGGCCACACGGTGTATTGCCTAGGTGGGAATCAGTCGGATGGGGTGACGATCGCAGCGCGGGACATCAGGGACGTCCGCACGCTGCGCTGGCCTACCGCCTAGAGCGTGACGTGCTTCCACTTCTGGCCGGCCTTGATGGCCCAGATAGCGCGGGTGGTCACGCCGTAGAGTCGCCCGATGGATGCGCATGACTCCTTGGCTGCCAGGCGCCGCCTGACGTCGCGCACCTTCTCCTCGTTGAGCTTCGCCGTCCCGTTGTCGGAGCCGCGACCGCGTGTCTTGTGCTCGGCGAGCCGGTGGTCGGCGCGCGGTGGTGCTACCATGCCCTTGGTGGCGTAGGCGCGCGAGACGCCGCTGCGAACGCGCTGCACAAAGCACAACGACACGCCGTGCTCCGTGGCGATTCTCACGAGCGGACCCGTCGCCAAGAACACTGCACGAACGACGTCGTCCGACGCCGCGCGTTCGACCTCGTCGACATTATCTTGGTGAGTTCCCCAGCGCAGGTTGTCGAGTCTGTTGTTGGTGCGCGTGGCGTCCGGCGAGTGCAAGCACTCCATCCCGTCAGGGCATGGCCCGACGAACGCCTCGAGGACGAGCCTGTGAACCTTGTGCGTGCGATAGCGCCCAGAGGCGGTGGCCAGCGATACGCGCGCGTATCCGTCCCGCCTGTCCGGCTTCGCGTCCCGCACGCGAGGCGTCGGCAGCAGCACGTGACTCGCGTCTGTCATCCTTGCTACGCGACCGTGAGAGCTGACCGCGTAGTCAGGCGAGTGCCAGATCGTCGCCCACATCTCTGTGTTGTCCATCGCGCTTCATGGACCCCGACTTATAACAAGTCAACTACTTGCGAACGCGAATGTTGCCCATCAGGTAGTCGGGGTCCATCGAGCGGCGGTGGCGCGGCACCTCGTCCCACTTCTGGCCGTTCGGGGCCACGCCTCGAGCGCGCTGCTGCGTCTGCTGTGCACGCGGAGGGATGATCGGCTTCTTGACGGGCGGGGCACCTGTGGGCTTGAGCCCGACGAACTTGGCGGCGAACTGGACTGCCTGCGCGACGTCTTCCTGCGTGATGGACTCGCCAGGCGCGAGCTCGCGCGCGCGCTTGTCCAGCTTCATCTGTGCTGTCGGCACGAAGTCCGGGTGCTCGATCTTCTGACCAATCAACCCGGCTCGACGCAGGCCCTCGTTCCAGCCCGGCTTGATGACCGACATCCGGTGTTGGTCGACCGCGCGACGGTGCGTCTCTTCCTGCAGCTCGCTCTGGCGCGCCTCGAGCAGCTTGCGCTGCTGCTCGATCGACCGCTGGTTGCGCTCGTATAGAAACCTCGCGCGCGACGTGGGGTCCTGCTGCCAGTCGGTGAGGTCCTTGTAGCGACGCTCGAACAGGCGCTGCAGCGTGCCGTGCTCGAGCTCGTCGGAGCGCGACAAGATCTCGTACATCTTGTCTGGGTCGCGCAGCAGGCGCTCGAAGTAGGCGCCGTTGGCGTGCACCTCCTTCTTGGCCTCGTCGACCTGCCGGCTCATCGCGGCGCGCTCCTCGCCAATCTTCGCTAGCCGGGCGGCGATAGCCTTCTGGCCGGAGAAGCTATCCGCGAGCTCCTTGAGATTGACGACGTGCTTCTCGCCGTCGACCTTCACCTCGACGAACACATCATCGGGCAGGTCATCGCGCTTGTGGGGGCGCTTCTTGGTGCCCTCGAGCTGCTCTGCCGGCGGGTCCTCGGCGTCGAGCTGCTCGGCCTCCTCTGGCTCGGCCTTGGGCTTCTTGCGCGGCTTCTCCTCGACCTCGTCGTCCTCGGCCGGCTTGCGGGTGCGCGTGCGCGGCGCTTCGTCCTCGTCGTCCTCCTGGTCGTCGTCGGGCTCGTTGCCGAGTAGCTCGTCGACCTCGGCCTCGGCCTCGCGACGCTCTGCCTTGGTGGGCGGTCCGCGACGCGGCGCCGGCTTGGGCGCCTTGGCGAGCGCCTCGGCGGCTGCCGCGTCCGGGTCGGTGAACAGCGAGCTGCGCTTGAGCGGCTTGGGGGGTAGCGCTTCGATGCCCGGCTCGAGGGCTGGCGCTGCTGCGGGTGCTTCGTCACTCATACGACCGGCTCTCCTGCCGGCGTCTTGGCCGGCTCTGGCTCTTTGGGTGCTACTTGGCTGGGCTCTTCGCCTTTAGGCGCCGGCTTGGGGCCAGGAGCGGCCTTGCCGGGGATCGTGCCGGGCTGCTCTGTCTGCTGCGGCGGCGGCCCGTTGTCGGTCGGCGGTGGTGGCGGCATGCCCTGCGCCATCGACGTCATCGCGCGCACCTGCTCGCCGATCGCCCCGGCGGCCGGAAGCACCGGAAGCCCGAGCGCGTGGCACAGGTCAGGCTGCTCGCGCGACTTGCGCTGCCAGCTCTGGAAGTGCTCGTCGACGTGCGCCTTGAACAGCTCGCACTTCTGCTCATCGTAGCGGATGTCGTTGTTGAGCATGGTGACGTGCTGCTGGATGTGCAGCAGGTCGTTGTCCCACACGAGCACGGACGCTGGCTCTCCGCGCAGCATCTTCTCGTCCTCTGCCTTGGCCATGCGCGTGTGGCTGATCGGCCCCGCAACCATCGGCTGCAGCGTGCCGGTGGACAACACGTTCATGTAGTCCGCGCCGTTGGTGATGTAGCCGCGCTCGCTGGCATCCTGGGCAATCTGCATCTTGCCAGCCATCGTCTTGCTGATGGGGTTGGCAATCTGCACGTTGATCTGCAGGATGCTCGAAAGGTCCTCGCCCTTGAACTGCGTGACCGTGCTCGTCTGGTCCTTGCCGGCGATGGCGACCATGACCTCTTCCGACGCGCAGCGCTGGAAGATCTTCAGCAGCACGGTGCCGACGGCCTCGAGGTTGAGTGCCCAGGCGCGCTCGTCGGAGCTGTTGTATTGGACCGCCATGGCCTGCAGCAGCGCGGCCATGGAGCCCGAGCTGATGTTGTCCTTGGGGTTGCCGCGCGTGACGCTGTTCACACCCGAGAAGTTTTCGAGCATCTGCTCGAGCTGCTCGCCGACCTTGAACAGACCGTCTGGCAACTGCAGCAGATCGATGATTGTCGGCTTCTCTCCGACGCCCATCTCGAGCAGGCCCGCGCCGCCAAAGTCTCCTGCCTGCACCTCGCTACCTGCGGGCGCCGCAACCGTCGGAATGCCGAACGTGTCGACGCGCGTCATGATCGTGCCGAAGATGACGTTGATGGCCTCGGCCGGCGCCATCAGCATCCATGCGTCGGTGTACGGAATGCTCGTTCCGACGAACTCGGCAGAGCACATGCGCACGATGGGGATGAGGTCGCCGAACGGACTCGGCACATCCTCGAGCGCCAGCGTGGGCGACACGACCTTGGAGTACCTGCCGGCGGGGCAACTCGCGCTCGGTCTGATGAACACGTTGAGCACGGCGATAAGGTCGGCCTCAGCCTTGACGTCGTCTTCCTCGTAGCCGTCGAGCGGGGCAACGCCCCAGTCGAACTGGCCCTGGTCGAGCGTGAACAGCTCGCGCGCCTTTTCCGGGTCCACCTCGGCGAGCTTGGCGACCAGGTCCATGCGGTTTTCGTAGGTGCGCCAGATCCACCACGAGGTGTCCTGGTAGCTCCTGGTGCGCTGTCGCGCCATCTCCCAGGGCGTCGTGATGCGGGAGGTAAACCAGCCCTGCTTGTTCAGGCCCAGGTTGGCGTCCCAGCCGCCGATCCAAAACGCCTCCCCGCACACCTTCTGCGCTTCGTGCTGGTCGACCAGGTTCTTGTGCACGCCCAGGTTGAGCGCGTAGTCGAGCAGGTTGGTCGCCATCGGGACCTGGTTCTGTGCCTCGCTGTTGGCGTTGTTGGCGCCAGGCTGCCAGGCCGGCCTGTCTGCGGTCACCATGGCAATCTGGTGCTTGACCAGGGAGCGCACGTTGTTGGGACGCATGCTGAGCAGCTCGCCCTGCTCGCCTGCCGTCTCGAGGCGCACAGACGGCTCGCTGACCATGGCCCCGTCGAGACCGTGGTAGGCGCGATAGCAGTCGAACACCAGGCTGGTGTACGAGCTGGTGCCCATCCAGCGCTCGACGTGCTCGTCGAAGAGCTCGCACACCTTGTTGGCGTAGTCGTCGCTCAAGTACGGGAACAGCGCCCAGTAGTGCTCTGCGAGGTCGAACGGCTCCTCGGGCTCACCCTCGGCACGGTCGAACTCCTCGAGCTCCGGCATGTCCGACTCGGCCTCGTCCTGCGCCTCCTGGTCGAGCTCTGGCTCGTCTGCAGGTAGGCCTTTGATCTGCTCTTCGAGAGCGTCGTCGAACTGCGTTTTCACTTAGCCTCTCTTCTGGCCGAACGGCATGGGGCGCGGTCGCGTCTGTGCGACAGGCGGCGCCTTGCCGAGGTCGCGGATGTTCTGCTTGCACCAGGCAAGCTCTTCTGTGTGCTGGTCGATCGCGTCCGCGAAGTCCTTGAAGCGCGGGTCCTCGGACAACGCCTGGCGCAGCGCCTTCTCGTCTACGTCGAGCTCCCCCTGCAGGTCCTTGAGGCCGGCGGCGAGCTCCTGCTGGAGCAGCAGAATCGATCGGCGCAGCTCCTGGTCCATCAGCTTGAGCGAGTTGACCTCGCCCCTGAGCATCGACTGCGCGTGCTCGTCGTTGTGCAGCTTCGCCCTCTGGATGTCCCACCAGGCGTAGACCATGCCCAGCGAGACGAGCACGAACGAGACTACCGTCAGGACGTTCACTTCTTGCCCTTGCGCGTCTCGGGCTCGTCGTGAGGCGGGTTCTTGATCTCCCCACGCACGGCGATCACGGCCTTGCCAAGCGTCGGCTTGCCGGGCTCGGGAAGCGGCACGGGCTCGTCCGCGTCTGCAATCTGCATCGGCTCGGGGTCGGGCTCGACCACGATCAAGCCGGCGTCGGCTAGCGCGGCAGCCACGCTGCGAGCGACCTTGCCGAACACGCTCGGGTCGTTGTTGGACAGCACGCGGTCGAGGCGCGCGAGCGTCTCGTCCTGCACGTACTCTTCGGTCTCTTCCCACGCGAGCTCCTTGACGGAGCTGACGGCGATGCCCTCGGCCTCGTAGGCGATGCGGGCGACGATGCGGCGGTCTTCTTGAGAAATCATAGCTGGCCTCTAAATCGCTTGTTTTCGATGTCTTTGTGCACGCGGTTGATGGCGTACACGGGCTTGGATGGGCGGGCGTCCTGGTCGAGGAACTCGATCGAGTCGTAGCCGGTCACGCCATGCAGGATGACGTCGCGGTACATGCCGGGCTCACCATCGACGGGGACCAGTGCGTAGGCGATACGGACTGGCTGGCGCCTGATCGACTCCGTCGCCTGGTCGACCGGTGACGTAAGCTGGAGCGTTTTTTTGCCAACGGGAGGTTTTGACGGGAGTGGAGCGGACAACGTAATCACCTCTGACAATCTTGTTCTTGGCCGGTGTTGGGTTGCGCCTCTGCTGCACCATCAGCACGAGGTAAACGAGCGCGGCGATCAGGTCGTAGTGGCCGAACTCGCCACCTGGCCTCGCGAACGCCTTGCGGTGGCTGGTGGTGTTCTTCCAGACGCCCTTGTCGAGGTGGGCGATGAGCTTCTTGCAGCGCGGATGGATGATCAGGCGCTCTTCCTCGACCAGGACGCGCAGGTTGTTGACCATCTGGTCGAGCGAGCTCTTCTGCACCGCGTGGAACACCAGACCGTGCTCGTCGTGCAGGTCTGCAATCAGCTGCGGGTTGTTGTCGGAGTAGCGCATGTACGGCTGCGGACGGTACGAGCCGTTGGCGCCTCTGCGTACTTTCGACGACCAGCGCTCCTTCTCGATGGCCTTGATTCCGTCAGCCACTGCTCGGCTGTTAGCGCGCGGACGCGCGAACTCATCGACGACAACGATGGTGCGAGTCGCGAAGTCCCAGTAGCCAAACACGACAGCAGCAAGATCGTTGAAGCCAGGGTCCAGAACAGTGTACGCATCGAACCACTCCGGCTCTTCGACCTCACGGACGATGTTCTCTTTGTGGTCTCCGAACTCCGGCACGATCGCCGACAGCTCGTCGATCACGTGCATGCAGAAGTACTCGCGCTGGCAGGTGCTCGACTCGACGCCGCCGGCCTTCTTGATGAACTCCCTGCGCTCTGCGTGCGTGTACTGGTCTGCGTCGGGCAGCGTGCGCGAGTCGTGCGCGCCGGCAGAGATGCATTCGGGCACCACGGTCGACGACCAGTAGTGGCCCGGCGTCTTGCTCGGCGTAGACGCGCAGACGATGCGCGCGTGGTTCTTACCGAGCATCATCGGGTACAGGACTGCGTTCAGCAGGTACTCGAGGTTGTCGTAGAAGCCCGCTTCGTCGAGCAGGCACAGGTCGATGTGCGTGCCGCGCGCGCCGTCGGGGCGCATGTCCAGGCCGACCACCTCAATCCACGAGCCGTTGGTGAAGTCGAAGCGCTTCTTGGTCTTGCTCCACACCGGTGCCAATGCGGGCGGGCAGTCCATGATGAACTGACCATGCAGCGGCAGTAGGATCTTGAGCGCTTCCTTCTCCTCGGGCGCGCAGTACACCGTGCGCGTGCCGGGGTTCTTGATGGCGAACTCGAACGCGAGCAGCAGCAGCAGGACGCTCTTGCCAAAGCGCCTCGAGCTGTCGAGCGCGTAGACGCGGCCCTCGGCCTCGAGGTCGGCCTTCTTGATCCACTTGCGGATCTTGTTCAGCGCTCGCAGCTGGTTGGGCGTGAGCTTGTAGTCGAGGTCGCCCCTCTTCCAGCTAACCTCGCTGATCTGACGCTGCACCGCCGTCTGGCTGTTCCAGACGATGACGGGGCTCTTCCACAGAATCTGCGCCCGCTCGACAGCGGTCATCTTCTCGACGCGCGCGAGGTAGTCGGAGATGGCCTTCTTGCCGCTCGACAGCGCCTGCGTCACTCAGCCCTCGTCGGCGGGGTCGAACGGCTTGGGGAGCTCGGCGTACATCTTGGTTAGCGCCTTCTCCATGTCCACAGCGAGCGGCTCCCCCTCGAACACCTCAGCCAGCGTGCCCTCGAGCTCCTCGGTGAACACACCCTCCTCGTCCTCGACCATGACGCGCGTGTCGGACGGCAAGAGCGGACTCGGGAACTGCTCAGCTCGAGCCTTGGCGAGCTCCTCAGCAGTCATGTCCCCGGCGTACTCAGGCACGCCCTGGTCCTTCCCGATACCCTTGTCGGCGGCCATGATCTTGTGCATCGCCAGCAGAGCATCGGTGCTCTCCTTGAACTTGCCCTCCGTCGATGCCCGCTCCGCGTTCATGCGCAGCCGGTTGAGCAGGTAGGACGTGGAGACGCCCACATAGGTGTCAGCCCCTGCGCGTAGCGCGCGCAAGCGCTCTTCCATCTCGCTGGCCTGGCGCCACTTGATGCCGGTCTGCAGCGTGATGTCGACCGCCTCGCACGCGGTCTTGAGCAGCTTGCCCTTCGCGATTTCCCGGGCGAACTCTTCCTTCTTGGGATCGATGAAGTAGTCGCTCTGGTCACGCGCGAACGCGGAGACGCGGTTAGGCTTTGACACGGAGCAGCTCTTTGCCGGTGCCTTCGCCCTTGCTCTCGCCGAGCAGCATCAGGGTGGTGCGGCACTCGGCGATGCCGCCCGCCAGCACGCCTCGCTCGTACTCGGTGAGGCCCCTGCCCTTGTCGACCTGCTCGCCCAGGGCGTTGACGATGCCCACGCTGGGGATCTTCTGCGTGAGCTCCGCAGCGCGCTCACACAGCGCGTTGTGGTGCGCCTTGGCCGCGCGGCGCAGCTCGTCTCGAGCCGCCTCGTAGCCGCGCTTGTAGGCGCTGTCGGTCACAGCTCACCCAGGGCGCGGATGGTCTGGATGTACGCGAACGCGACCAGGCAGGCGCCAATGGCGGTCCACACGGCGATGACTTTTACCAAGCGATCCACCGACAGATGGCCTGCCAAAGCAGGACTACCGCCGCTCCGTTGAGGTTACCGAGCAAGACCCCAAGAAGGAACACGAACATGCCCGGCGCACTATCGCGTTCCTCCTCGGGCTCCTGGTACTGCACGGCAGCCACTGTTGCACCCCATGCGGAGGGTAGTCAACGTGATACACCTCGGCGGTAGCAGTTTGCTACTCGTGCCCCACTGCCCAGGCGTCGGGGCCTGTCTCGCGATGCATCGGGTAGAACTCAATCTTGATACCGTGGGTGCCCCGCTTGCACGGCTCCTGCTCGTAGGCGTAGCGGACGACGTCCCGCTTCTTGTCGTCGACCCCGAGGAAGTCGGCGCAGCCATCGCGCACGGACTTCAGCGCGGTCACCACGCCGTCGTCGTCGAGCGTGCCGGCGCTCAGGCGGGTGAGCCTGACCGTCAGGGGCAGCGGCAGGTCGAGGGCCCGCAGCTGGGCGCTGAGCGCCAGCAGGACGGTGCTGCGGATCTTCTTGCGCCGCCGCTGCTTCCCCCAGAACTTGCCCTGCGGGCCGTTGGACTCGTTGACGGTTAGGATTTCCAGATCGAGCTGGGCGAGCGGCGTCATTCGCCCCTCTTGGCGAGCAAGCGGTTCACCTCGTCGATCAGCCGTGGAGGGTCCTCGTGGTCCCACCACATGCCGTCCTGCTGGATGCTTACCCCGAGGTCTCGCAGCTCGCGCTCGACAAGCGCGTACGCCTGCTCGCGCTTGATCCATTCGTCTACTTGGGTACCCATATGTTGGTCGCTCTCATGTCCAGCTTTTGATCTTCGGCCTTGCCCATGACGAGCTTGACCAGTCGCTTGATGTCGTCGCGGTGCACGGCCAGGGTGACCCCGGTGCGGTGCGCGAGCTGCTGCACGAACAGGTGCAGCTCTTGGTCCTGAGCTTCCCTCAGCCTGTCGCGCTCATGGGTCAGGTCGATCGTTCGCATCAGCAGGTCGTGCTGAAACGCCAGCTGGCCCTCGAGCGTCCGCACCCTGAGCTCCAAGCCGGCGGCGTTCACGTCGGCGGGCGTTGCGCTCCTCGCGGCCGGCAGCGTCCATGTTGGCGTAGTTGCGCCGGCAGCGCTCCCGTTCCCGCTCCAGGCGTTCCGCAGCCACCTCCTCAGGGTTCCGGTGAAGCTTCCTCGTCGCATACGCGATAGTACCAAGCTCGTCGGCTGGTATGTCCCCGTTTCGGTGTAGCCTCTGGATGCTTTCCAGGGTTGCCTTATTCGTTTCGCCGGTGTTGACGGCGAGCCTGGCGACGCTGCGCATGCCCTGGCGCCAGAGCCGGAGCACCCAGAAGTCGGTCTTCTCGGCCTCAGTCACCCTCCACCTCCTGGCGGGCAAACTTGACGGCCGGCAGGTCCGCGTGGCGCCAGATCACCGGCAGCGAGGTGTAGTCGCGCATGCGCCGCTGGCTCCACGCGCGCAGCTCGCGCGTCGTCAGCTTCCCAAAGCCGGAGTGCGCCTTCCAGTTGTCGCTGATGAAGTTGGCGATGGTGAGCATGTCTTCTTCTTCGGTCGCGTCGAGCGCAGCCGTCGCGAGCATGTGCAGCCGTGTCGCGTTGAGGGCCTCGATCTCGGTCGTGTTGTTGCGGTGGGCAACGAACAGGCGCAGGTCTCCGATCTTCAGCGTGGCCAGGGCCTTGTCGAGCGCGGCCACGGCATATCCGTCGCTCAGGTCGTTGCCTCGCGGAAGGCCGGACAGCTGCTGTGGCATGGGCGGCACCACCAGCGGCTTGTAGGCGTTCCTTGTCTCGTGGTCGCGCAGCTCCCCCGCGAGAAGCCCGTGCATGCGCGCCACGTGGCTCTTCTTGCTGTCCCCGCCGTCCAGGATGCTCATGACCAACGGCGCGTACTTGTCCGCTGCCGCCAGGTACTCTGCTCGCTGCTGTTGTGTGCTCATGTGGTAGCCGCCTTTCGTGCCTTGATCTGCCTGACTAGCTCTGCTGTATCGCGTGCAACTTCTGCGGGGTCGCGCTGCTCCTCGACCACCTGGGTCGGAACGTATGGCTTGCTGCTCGCGTACCGGTCGCCCACGGGCGCCGAAACCGAGAAGCCGGGCCAGTGGTCGTCCGGCGAGCCCAGCGCCGCCACGAGGCTCCCAAAGGCGCCAACGAAGCTGGCGTAGGGAACCGACTTGGCCCACTTGTCCCGAGGGCGCTCCGCCCAGGCGCGGAAGCAGTCCTCGAGCAGCGCCAGCGGGTCGACCGAGCGGAGCTTGGCAGTGTTCTCCAGCTGGCTCGGGAATCCGTGTACGTTCTTGCCCGACATATTCGGGTCCACCGAGAACGTGTGCATGTGCAGGTTGCGGAACTTGGCGACGATCTGCTGCGGCAGCGCGGGAGCGTCTTCGAAAGCTCCGTGCGCTGGGATCGGCCGGATTACCGCCAGTGTAGGTTTTTGTGTGTCTTGCTCATAAACAAGGGTAGGGGAGGCAAGGCTAGGCAGAGCAGAGCAAGGCAAAGAGTGACCGATCGTGACCGGCTGTGACCGGTCGTGACCGTCTGTCACGTTTTGTGACTTACTAGGGTCACGATCTGTGACTTGAGGGGTAAGCGGGTAGTTTCCGCAGGCCCGACGAGCCCTGGACTCCTGCTGACGCAGGCGGTCGGACTTGGAGCACTCCTGAGCCTCGATGTAGTTGGGGAACACCAGGATCTTGCCACGCACCTCGAGCACTCCGACCCTGATCAGGGCGGCCGTGCCGGTGCGCGCTGGCCCCTCTGGGGCTCCCGTCTGCAGCATCACGGCTTCCCATGGCTCGAGGTCGTCCAGGTCGATCGCGCCGGCTCTGTCGGCCTTGCGCAGCAGCGCCATCAGGCAGCACTGCCCATCCCACCCAAGGCGCATCCACGAGGTCGTGTCGCGCACGTACAGGCGTACGTAGCTCTCGTTTGACCAATCCATCTAGCGGTTGCCTTCAGCTGCAACACATGCGAGCTTGAGCTCTGCCCGGACGAAGGTTGCAGCCATATCGTCCAGGCTCGAGGCTCGAGAGGCTGGCACCTCTCGGGCTTCAGTCGTTTCTGTACCACGAACAGCGACTACGTCTACAGCTGCAAAAGCCATGTCCCTCCAAAGCGCGCCGGCCAGGGCGCACACAAAAAGGCCGATCGCGATGCAGGCTACCGAGCTTGGGGGGACCAAAGCTTGGGCCGGGCATCGACGATCGGCCGGGGGGAGCTCGAGACTACTCGCGCGCTCTACGGGTCGTCAACAACCGGGCCAAACATTGCTCACGTGCACTATGGGTAGTGGTGGATACTCTCTGCCACACGCCCCTGGTGGGGATGCCAGCTGCTGGGCAGTAGCAACGACCTTACTTGTCCCCGATATCGGAGTGAAACGCGGCGTAGTGCGGTGCCCATGAATCGTCGGCGCCGTCGTCCGCGCAGGCGAGTGCCTCCCGTATCTCCTCGAGCACGTTCTCGTTGCCGTAGAACGTGAGGTTGTTGACCATCCATCGCAGGTAGCTTTCTGGGAGCGTGTGGATCTCCTTCCCGCGATGCTTGCCAAAGGGCATCTTCACCGCTTCACCTCCACCATTGCGAAACGGTGAGACACCTCCGCTTCGGGCTCCTTCTCGCGCGGCTCGCGTACCATGATGCGGATGCGCTGCTCGGTGACCACCTCGCCGGTGTCGAGAGTCTTGTCGTAAGCCTCGAAGGGAGGCACCTCCCACAGGTGGATGTCCAGCTCGCCGGGCTGTCCGTTCTTCGCCTTGAACGCGATGCCAATGGACCGCCACGTCTCACGCTTGACACCATGGCCGTCGACGAAGGTGCGCACGTACTTGACTGTCAGGCTCATGACTGCATCGCCTCTGGCGCGTCGTGTGCGCGCGCCTCGCCTTGGTGTTTGGGGAACCGATCGCTGGGCGTCCAGCCGTCCTTCCGGGGCTCACAGAAGCGGAACTCGCGGTCGGGGAAGTGCTTCGCGATGTCCGTGAACACGGCCGACGGGTCGTCGTACTGGACCAGCGCGCAGGCTGACACCTCGTCGCGCATGTCCTCGTCTTCTCCGTCGCGGTCGACGTAGCTCTCTGCGCTCGCCGCCTCGCGAAGCGGGCCGACAAGGCCTGGCATTGCGTCGATCTTCTCGAGCGCCTTGCGGTCGCGATAGCCGGTCACCCAGAAGTGGAACGGAGGCTCTGTGCAGCCCTCGTCGGCATAGTTTCCAGTCCACCAGCTCACCCAAAATCTAGTCATGACTCGTCTGCTTTCTTCCATGCGGGCTTCTGTGCGATCACGAGACCGGGCGAGCGCGAGCGCGGCCATTCGTTAGCCTCCAGGCAGTGCGCCAGGTCGAGGCAGTTGTTGAACACCCAGTCTGAGCAAGCGTCGAGAAAGTCTTCCTCCAGCTCGAACACCACGCAGCGGTTGGGGCTGCTCTTCTCGCACGCCAGGATGTAGTGCACGCTGTCCGGGTAGCCGTTCTCGCGCATGCAGGTGCGCGCAATCTCGGCCTGCTTGTCGTAGCCGTACTCGACGATCACGCGGCGCGAGTACATGCGCTCCATGTGGTCGACGGTCTTGAGGTCCACCGTGAATGGGCGGAAGCCAGACAGCGCGCAGCCCTTGAGCGACACGTAGTCAGGCCGGCTCTGCAGCGTCACGCGAGGATCGTTCGGGTTGCTCTGGTCTGCAGGCGGCCAGTGGCACGTCATGGTGACCTGCTGATCGCACTGCGCGAGCAGCTCCACCGCTTCCTCGTTCTCCTGGAATGCCGCCTTCATCTCCCGGAACATGAACAGCTCGGTCGACTTGAGCGGTATCTTGCCGGCCGCCTTCTGCTCGGCCAGCCACGCCTTGCCGTACACCTTGGTGGTCTTGAATGCGGCGCCGTCGGGCTGCACCAGAGGCTGCTGCACGTACGTCTTATCGAACAGGCGCGAGTCATCCATGAACATCTCGAAGGCGATGCCCAGCACGCGCGCGCGGGCTTCCTTCGCCTTCGCGGCAGGGTCGGGCACGTCGTCGTCTTCGTCGTCGTCAACGTCGACCAGGGCGCGGTGCGCGACGTACTTGTCGAAGTACAGCTTTGGGCTGACCGAGAAGTCCTTGAGCTGGTGGTTGCCCACGTTGGTGGACGCGAGGTACTCCGACATTGGCAGGTCAGGAATGATAGCCATGGCTAGTTCGCCTCCTTGCCGGCGTGGTCGTGCTCTTTGGCGGCTTCCTGCGCAGCCTCGCGGGCATCCCAGATCTTCATGGCCTGCTCCATGGTGATCTCCCCCCGCGTCATGAGGTACGCTTCAGGCAGGCGCTCGAGAGCGCGCAGCACGTGCTCCCTGGTGAACACCGCAGCCGGGCACCGGGCGACAAGCTTCACGCCCAGGTCGAGCAGCGCAAGGCCGGTGATCTGGTTAGGCTCCATGCCGGCGCTGCAGAGCGCCATGTTGACGGCGGCGCCGGTCATCACGAGCGCATCCATTGCCAGGCTGCTCAGGTCTTCTTTTTTGTCGGTGGTCATGGTCTTACCTTCCCTGCTGCCGGAGCTTGGAGGCCTCGGCGTTGAATGCTGCTTTGGTGGTGGTGGGGTCGATGCCAAGAGCCTCGCAGCGCTTACCGTAGGCGTTCCAAGCGGGCCGCTTGAACTCGTCGGAGATCTCCCGCATCTGGGGGTCATGCGTCCCGTCGTCGCCCGCGATAAGCCAGCCGGCCCACTCGATCAGCCCTTGTACGTTGGGCATGTTGGCCAGGTCGGAGATGTGGCGATTGACGACGCGCACGCGATCGTCGGTCGCTTGCGCCTTGCCGTCGCGCTTGCCTTGCATGGTCTCCACGCGCGCCTGAGTGGACTGCTGCGGGCGCTCGTCGCGGTTGTTGACGTTGTGCTCCGGGTCCTCTTCAGCACTGCCCGCAACGCCCATCAGGCGAAGCAGCGCGGTACGGTCAAGCGCGGTGGACGCGATGAAGCCCGCTTTGTCGTTCGCCTGCGTGAGGCACTGGTAGGACATCACCGTCGCCTGCCCAGACGCAGCGTGCGCCAGCTGGAAGGATGCTCGCCATACGAGGAACAGCTGCGGTCCACTCTTGCCAGCGAGCTCAAGCGGGTGGACGAGCTCAAGGCTGTTTTGCACGAGCGTGAGCCCGCATTCGAGCATGGCCTTGCGAACGTGGTGCACGACGTGCTCGTGCCCGACATAGTTGTAGTTGCCACCGCCCCCCTCGGTTTTGCGACCCTCTTTCAATAGCGTGCCCGTGACGCGCTTGCGCGCCTCGACCAGCGCGGCGTGTAAGGTGCCGCGCGCGTGGATGGGATCGGCAGCAAGTGCCGCGTTGCGTTCGTTCTCGGTCATGGACAATACCCCAGGTAGCTAGCGATTGAGAGCAAGACGCCCAGCAGGACGAGCGTGATCAGGACGGCGCGTGTGATGTCAGAACGAGATGTCATCGGGGCGCTCTACGGCGATCAGCTCGAGTATCTCATCATCGGTCTTGCGCGCGTCTGCTGCCGCCTCACGCGCCAGCGTCAACAGCGCCTGATAGGACGGCAGGCACTGCATGACGGCCGCGCTGACCGCTGCCTGTGCCTCTTCCGGTGTGTGGCCAAGTACGGTCAACGCATTGAAAAGCCGATACTCTAGTTGGGTTAGTCGCACGAGATACCTCCAAAGGCGTGGTTATGGATTGACGTAGCAACAGCTCGACGCGTTGCAGTTCAGCGCGCGTCATGTGCGGGCGGGTCACGGATTGAAGCTCGCGATCTTGCCCAGGATGCGAAAAGCACGCGCCTCGAACTCGTCGGGCGAGCTTTCGAGCATGCTCAGCACGGACTGCCTGAACTCTGCAAACTCTGCCTTAGCCTCGTCCAACTGGGCGTTGACCACGTCGATCTTGTCCACCAGACCGTCATGCCTGGCTTGCAGGTCGCTGTACTCAGCTTCGAAAGCGCGCGCCTGTTCCTCTTGCTCAATGATCGGTTCGCTGGCCACTTCAGCCACACGGGCCCATGCGTCCTGCTCGTAGCAGGGCAAAAGGTGCAGCTCTGTTTGCTCGGCGCAGCAAGCTCCCTGGTAGGCGTTGAACAGTTTGCTCGTGTCAATCATGGCATTTCTCCGTTTCCGACTAGGTAGATGACAAAGCCCCAGAAACCAGCGCTGATCGCGGTTGTGTAGAGCGCGAGCGCGAGCATGCGCAGGACGTAGCCCATTAGCCCCTCCATCCCTTGAGCAGGTTTGCGACCGCGTCTGCGCGTGTGAGTCCGACAGCTTGCGCGCACAGCTCAGGCCAGTTGCCGCGCTTGTCTGTCGTGTAGAGCATGGCTGTCCACGCCTCGACGGTCGCGTATGTCTGGCTCGCGATGCAGTGCTGGTGTGTGGCGCATGCCAGGCTGATGCGAAAGATCATGCCCATGGCTTCACGTCGCTTCCCATGCGTAGGACGCACACCTTGCGTAGGTTGCCATAGCGAACGTTCAGCTCTCGCACACCAAGCTCACGCAAGCCCTGAGCGTTGATGTACGTGTCGGGCGCGTTGTACGAGCGAAGCACGAAGTCAGCCCCGACGTTGAGCGCAGCCAGGACATCTTTCTTGCTCTTGTAGTCGCGCCCGTAGGCGGGGATTAGCGTTGCGTGTGTCATGACAGGCATGTGGTGATTCCTTGCGGTGTCGCCGTAGGCGACCGATAGAAGCGACGTGAGCTAGGAGTGTGTCAGATTGTGGAGAATGGCGAGCGGTCATTAGCGGCCATATCAGCCGCTGCCTCGCGTAGGTACAGGATGGTCTGCAACGCGTTGACCAGCTGGAACACGCGCAGCTTCTTTGGGCTCGCCTTCATGCTGTCGCCAGCCGCATAGGCCTTGGACAGCCACATGGAAGCGAAGCGCAGGCTGCCCTGCTTGATGCAGTCCGCGCACGCGGCCAGGTAGCCCGCGATGCAGCGCTGCTTGCTTGTGAGTGTGTCGAGCGCCATTACCAGATCCCCCTGTCAACGCGCATGGCGCCGAGCAGCAAGTTGAGGGCGATACGCATGTCGCGGACACGTGACTCGACGTCATGCGGGACGACCGCTAGGCCAAAATCGGCCGCATCAGACTCGTCATAGGACAGGTCAAGCATGTCCTGCGCACGGGACACGTTACCCGTGCGCATGTAGACGACGGCACGCGCCAGCGTACGGCACTGGCTCACAGCGTAGGCGTTGAGCTTGGGGGCGCTCATGGCGACGCCTTGACCAGCTGGCGACGAAGCTCGTCGGGCGTGCCTTTGGCGAAGTCGCACCACTCGTCGCAGTGCCAGCCAGCGGCACGAGAGCGCCAGCACTGGGTGTAGAGCGTCGGGACAGTCGCTGCGTCGTTGGCGACGTAGCTAGAGCGCTCGGAGAGGCGAAACACGTCACCCGGATAGGCGCGCAGCCCGAACGTTTCCGGGAACGTGGCGATCGCAGCTCGGATGAGCGCTAGGCCAGGCTTGTAGGGCGGGGCGACGTCGTGAGCGCATGCCTTGCGGCGTAGCCCGACGAGTGAGGCAGCGCGGTCAGCGGCGTATTCCTGCGCCGGGGTAAGGCCTGTGGGACGGTTCATGCCCACACCTTGCCCGCGTCGAGCAGTTCCAGTTCACGCTGGTAGCGGAGAGCGTTGTCGTTGTGGCGCTCGATGTTGTCGAGCATGCCGGGCAACGCAGCGGCAAGGATGCGGTAGCAGCCGCCTTCAGCCTTGCGTGCGGCCACCGCAGCCTCGCGGCGAGCCATCTCGATACGGGCGGTAGCGGCGAGCGTCAGAGCGGTGTCGCGGCGAACCATGAGGCGGTTGCGCTGGACCTTGAGAGCGTTGTCGCGAGCGGTTGTCATCGTGTGTGCCTTCCGTGTGGTGCCGACCGTCAGGGCCG